GCCCTGTTGGTGTTGTTAATCTAACGAATGGTACTGACAACAAATCTTGGTGGTCTTTTACAGAAGATGGCCCACTAGGTAATGGTACTGAGGCTAAGGTTCAGTTTGAACTCTATGCTAATGGTGCTGGTATTCGTCTAGTTAATATCGGTGTTACAAACCACGTTCCGTTTGAAAGCACTAACACTGTAACAGAAGACGATAAACTCTTTATGGTAGGATAATAAATGCGGGTTTCAATTGACTTCTACTTTGACGAAGACACTGATGGCTATAATGGCTCTAGCAGCGCCTCACGGGACGGTGTAGAAGACTTACAGACCGCAGGGCAGTTTATCTCAGGAGCCTTACGTGGCGCTGGTTTCAGCTACGTAGAAGATGTAGGTTTCCTAACGGATGATCAAGTTATCATCTGGGGAGAGCAACTGTAATGAGAACAGGCAAAGTGCTGATCGACGGTGATATTGTAGCCTATAGAGCAGCCTTTGCCACCCAAGACCTTCTACCAAAGGATGCTACAGATAAGGCAGATGAACTCTTGCACTACATTCTGGAGCAAACTGTGATGTTCCCAGAGCCTACGGACTATATAGTCTTCCTGACAGGTTCTGGGAATTTTCGCTTTGAGATAGCTAAGTCCTACCCCTACAAGGGAAATAGGGCAGCTAATGAAAAACCTAAGCACTTAGCTTGTGTGAGGGAACATATGGTAGATAATTGGGCGGCAATCGTTAGTGAGGGAGAAGAAGCTGACGATCTTATAGCAATAGCTGCAACAAAGTATGGGCCTGAAACCATCGTTGCTTCAATTGATAAAGATATGCTTCAGATACCCTGTCGTCATTATAACTTTAACAGGAACGAATGGAAAGAAGTTGACCCCTTCGAGGGAATTAAGTTCTTTTATACTCAGATGCTTACTGGCGACAGAGCCGATAACATCATTGGCTTATTTAAGATCGGCCCTGTTAAAGCTGATAAAATACTTGAAGGCTGCACCGATGAAATATCACTATGGAATGCTGTCGTTAAAGCATATGATGGCGATACCACCCGTGTAGTGGAAAATGCGAGGCTATTGTGGCTAAGACGACAAGAAAACGAACTATGGCAACCACCCGTGGCTATCGCTCAGGGTTAGAGGATAAAATCTCTGACCAACTAAAAGAGGCTGGTGTTGCTTTTGAATATGAAACCTTCAAGATTAAGTACACAGTACCCGAAACTTTACATACTTATACTCCCGACTTTATTTTACCAAATGGGATTATCATTGAAAGTAAGGGTAGATTTGTTGTAGCTGATCGAAAGAAGCATTTATATGTTCAAAAGCAACATCCAGACCTTGATATAAGGTTTGTCTTCTCTAACTCTAAAGCTAAGATTAGTAAAGGTTCTAAGACAACCTATGCTGATTGGTGTAATAAGAATGGTTTTCTCTTTGCAGATAAACTTATCCCAGAGGAGTGGATCAATGAAGTATCTAAACGCAGTTGAGACAAGGCAAACAAACCGAAGTCCGTTTAGTCCACAGGAGATCGACGAACATGAAGATGCAGAACGCATTTGGGCTATTATTGCTGAGATTAAGCGAGAAGCTAAGGATGCTTGCCAAAAGTCTTGGGACGATGGACATTGGGCTGGAAGACACGACAAAGACGAAAAGTAAGACTTTAATTTGGTGTGTCATGGATGGCCCTTATGCTCGTGAAGACTTCCCTGAAGATGAGTTTGAAGAATACGACATAGAGGAAAACTTTAACTTTATGCTTGTTGTCAAGATTGAAGAAGACGGTAAGGTCGGGACAGCTAACTTCTGGTATGAAACACTAGACGAAGCTCTTGCAGTCATTAAATACTTTGAGCAGAACATTGAACCGTTAGAGGTAAATGATGGGGAAGAGGAGTAACTTTGAAAGACTACCAAGAGATTACTACCCAACACCACTAGCTGCTGTTGAACCACTAATTGATCACCTACCCTATAGCTTCGACTATATTGAGCCTTGTGCTGGAGACGGTAGGCTAGTTGATCACATTAATACACTAACTGAAGGTCATGGCGAATGCCTCTTTATGTCTGATATTAGCCCACAAGCTGACGACATAATGAAGTCAAACGCCCTGACCTTATCTTTTGGAGATGACCAACCCTTTGACTACTGTATCACTAACCCACCGTGGGAACGTGTATTCTTACATGAGTTCCTAGACCACTGGATTAACCTTTGTCCGACATGGTTGTTGTTTGATGCAGATTGGATGCACACTAGGCAATCAGCAGTCTACATGACATACTGTGCTAAGGTTGTATCTGTTGGTCGTGTCAAGTGGATTGAAGACAGTAAGATGACAGGTAAAGACAATTGCGCTTGGTATCTATTTGATGCCTTTAAAACGAAACAAACAGAGTTTTATGGAAGGTCTGTGAAATGATTAGTCCAGAAGATATGATGGGATTTGATTACTACAGTACCCTAGATGGGAAACTGACACTTGATCAATACCAAAATAAAGCATCAGCAACAGCTATCTACCCTTCAACAGCAGCTATCTTGTACCCTGCACTGGGTTTAGCTGGTGAAGCTGGGGAAGTGGCTAACAAGGTTAAAAAGATCATTAGAGATAATGCCTTTGATCGTGGTGGTATAGCAGCAGAGCTAGGTGATTGTCTCTGGTATATTGCAGCATTAGCCCGTGATCTAAACATCAGCCTAAGTGACATTGCTAAAGAGAACCTTGATAAGCTAGATAAACGTAAGAAAGATGGCAAGATTGCTGGAAATGGGGACTACAGATGATAACACTTAAACAAATTAGGAAGCTAGTCTTTGAGAACTGTGTTGTTAGGTTCTTACGTTATGCAGCTACTTGGCATAGACACCGTGAGACTATTAAGTACCTATACTCTTTAACAGACCGTGAGTTAAAAGATATAGGAATTAACCGCAATGAAATCGTAGACCTAATCTTTCGTGAAGACGACTTGGAGAAATACAATAAATGACCAGCAACTATTTACCCACAGACTATCAATCATTCATCGCTACCTCACGGTATGCACGATGGCTAAATGATGAGAACCGCCGTGAGAATTGGCGGGAAACAGTAGAGCGTTTCATTGCTAATGTAGTCAGGGGCAAAGCTGATGTACGTACAGAAGATGATATCCTATTTGCTATGCTTAACCTAGAGGTTATGCCCTCTATGCGCTCTGTAATGACCGCTGGGCCAGCCTTAGCTCGTGACAACACATCAGGCTATAACTGTGCTTACTTGCCTGTAGACGACCTTAAATCGTTTGATGAGGCTATGTACATCCTGCTATGTGGTACAGGCGTAGGGTTCTCCGTTGAACGTCAGTACGTGTCTAAGCTACCAGAAGTCCCTGAGCTTATGTTTAAAAGCGATACAGTAATCGTTGTTAAAGATAGCAAGGGTGGTTGGGCTAAAGGTCTACGTCAACTTATTGCTTTGTTGTATGCTGGTGAGATTCCAGCTTGGGATGTATCATTAGTTCGTCCAGCGGGAGCTAAACTTAAGACCTTTGGTGGTCGTGCATCAGGCCCTGCACCACTGGTTGACTTGTTTAACTTTGTTGTTAATACCTTTACCAATGCTAAGGGTCGTAGGCTCTCCTCTATTGAGTGCCATGACCTTATGTGTAAGATAGGTGAAGTAGTTGTAGTTGGTGGTGTACGCCGTTCAGCTATGATCTCTTTGTCTAACTTGTCTGATGATAGGATGCGGAATGCTAAATCTGGTAACTGGTGGGAACATGAAGGCCAACGTGCTTTGGCTAACAATAGTGTTGCTTATACTGAACGCCCTGACATGGAAACTTTTCTCGCAGAGTGGACTTCTTTGGTTAAGTCTAAGTCTGGTGAACGTGGGATATTTAGTAGGGTTGCATCTCGCAAACAAGCAGCTAAAAATAATCGAAGAAATGTGGACTATGAGTTCGGAACGAATCCCTGTTCGGAGATCATTTTACGACCAAACCAGTTCTGCAACCTCTCAGAAGTTGTCGTCAGAGCAACAGACACAATCATCGACCTCGAACGAAAAGTCCGACTAGCTGCTATCATTGGTACTATTCAGTCAACACTTACTCACTTTCCTTATCTACGTAAGATTTGGCAGACTAATACTGAAGAAGAGCGTCTGTTAGGTGTTAGCTTAACAGGTATCATGGACAACAGGCTAATGACCCATGCTAATGCTGGCTTAGAGAAACTATTGGAGCATCTAAAGAATGTTGCTATCACTACTAATGCTGAGTGGGCTGAACGCCTTAATATTCCTGCTAGTACTGCTATCACCTGTGTTAAACCTTCAGGTACGGTTTCACAACTTGTTGATTCGGCTTCTGGAATACACGCTCGTCACTCAGCCTATTATATTCGGACTGTCCGTGGCGATAACAAAGACCCTCTAACCCAGTTTATGATTGACCAAGGTATCCCTGCTGAACCTTGCGTTATGAAACCTGATAGCACTACAGTCTTTAGCTTCCCACAGATGTCACCAAGGCAAGCTGTTACTCGTAATGACATGACTGCTTTGGAACAACTAGAGCTATGGATGACCTACCAACGTCACTGGTGCGAACACAAGCCATCAGTAACCATCACAGTCAAGGATAATGAATGGATGGAAGTGGGAGCTTGGGTCTACAAGAACTTTGATGAAGTTTCAGGTGTGTCATTCTTACCACACTCAGATCATAGCTATCAACAAGCACCATATCAAGAGGTAGGTAAGCATGACTATGAGACACTACTATCTGTAATGCCTGAGCGTATTGATTGGGCAAGACTATCAGAGTATGAGAAGGAAGACACCTCCAAGGGAACTAGTACCTTCGCTTGTGCTGGCGGTTCCTGTGAGATGGTTGACTTAACGTAACACCACCACCTAAGCAAGCGGCTAAACTGCTTAACAAATAAGGAAAACTAATGGCAATTCGTAAACCTTTCAGCAGAGCTTTATACGACAAGCATGACAACTCAGCTAAATCAGCTTTAATTACTTTACTTGAAGAAGCTGGACATGAGGTACAAGAGGTTAAAGAGAACTTCTATGCTGATGTTGTATCAATTAAAGATGGTATTACATATCATAACGAAGCTGAAGTTAAACGTGCTTGGACTAAAGATTGGCCACCCGAATGGACAGAGATCAGGATACCCGAACGTAAATCTAGGCTACTAAAGAAGTACGATGGGAAAGTAAACTTTTATGTATTCAGCAATGATTTGTCACAATGTTGGTACATTAAGGGTTCACAATTAACCCAAGAATCACTTGCTACAGCTAAAGGTCGTAATATTATGAAGGGCGAAGAGTTCTTTCACATTCCTTATATTGAAGCGGAGTTAATCTGTGTTACAAGAACCTATCAAACGGTCTAAGAGAACTACAAAGTATAAAGGCGCAGAAGAAGAAGGGGCAACAAAACTAGTTTCATTACTTCCACTGAATGATCGACAGGCTGAATACATTAAAGCGATACAACAATCCGATCAGGTGATAGGCTGTGGCTATAGTGGTACTGGTAAGTCTTACATTGCAGCTACCATTGCAGCTAATATGTATGTGATGCGACAGATTGATCGTATCATCATCACTAGACCTAACGTGTCTGTAGGAAAGGAGCTAGGGTTCTTCAAAGGTACTATAGAGGAGAAGTTTGCACCTTGGGCTATGCCTATCCTAGAGGTCTTAAACGAACAACTAGGTAAGGGTGTAGTGGAAACAGGCATGAAGAATGGCAACATTGAGTTAGCCCCACTATCTACTATGAGGGGTCGTAGCTTCAAGGATGCCTTCATTATACTAGACGAAAGTCAGAACACTAACATTGCTGAGATCAAGATGTTTCTGACTAGGATTGGTAAGAATTGTAAGGTTGTTGTTAACGGCGACATTAAACAATCGGATATTAAGGAGCAATCAGGACTATCTAAGATTATTCACTTGGCTAAGAAACACGCTATTGACATTCCTATCATTGAGTTCCAAATAGAGGATATTGTCCGTAGTGATATTTGTCGTGAATGGATTATAGCATTTGAAAGTGAGGGTATATAGAATGGCTAAATGGGAAATTAAACAACACGAATACGACACCAAAGCTGATAACGTAAACCATCCAGCACACTATGGTCAAGGTAAGATTGAGTGTATTGACTACCTTGAAGACTTCCTTACCCATGAAGAGTTTATAGGATACCTCCGTGGGAATATAGCTAAGTACCTACACCGATGGCGTTACAAGAATGGCATGGAAGACCTAAAGAAATCCCAATGGTATCTTGAACGACTAGTGAAGACTATGAATAAGAATTAGACATGAAAAAGCCCCTGAGTCCAATTAAGGATTCAGGGGTTTACTTTATTTTAAACTATAATTATTTCTTTAGCCAGCCATAAATCTTGTTGGTTTGAAGCTCTCTGTCCTCAATGCCATGAGTTCCACCATTAACTCGTTTTGTAATGCGTCTGATTGTGTCGTAGTTCACACCTTCGTCTGCAATGTCAAACAGATTATTCTTCTCAAAGAACCATAGTGCAGTCTCAAATGCTAGTTCACCTTCAAGCAACTCAGGGTTAGTTATTACATCAGGACGGTTCATATCTTTAGCAAAGGCTTTATGGTTATCAAAGCCTGTCAACTGTAAAAAACCTCTGCCAATATAGGCTGAAGCCTGTTGAGGTGAAGAATTACCCATACGACCAACATAAACCTTCTCAGCTAGTGCTTTAGGGTTACGGGCGTATGGTGCAGCATCTTCTACCGTCTTAAAGCGACTAGGCCAGACACGACACATAACCTCTGCTGAATAGTTAAGGTTCTCTTTAGTTAGCTTAAACCCACCACTCTCATGGGAGGCTTGACCTAGTAAGTGTGCAGCACGTTCAGGTGTCAGCTTATAGTGTGCAGTAATAGCTCTTGCTGTATTAGGCCCAAAGCTACCGTCTGTTGTAATGCCGCACTTACCTTGCAGCAGTTTCATTGCTTCACTCATTTTGTCACCTTCTGTACCTTCTCATACGACCTTAGTCCACCAAGACCAAGCATACCAAGCAGGATTGGCATGAGATCAGCAGTCCCAACTTCAGGCAATGGTGGTAGATCAACGCCAAAGACTAACAAGAAGAAGACAAGAAAAGGCTGCAAGATAAACGACCATAATAATGCTAATCCACATATCCATCCTATCGCTGGCCTCCATCCACCTTTAAATAATGATCCACTAGCAGCTTCAGCTTTATTAACTTCAAGCTGCGCTAGTACCTGTTCATTAGCCATCTTCTCCGACATAGTGGCTATCTCATGTGCCAACTTAGCTGCCTGATCTTTGTCAGGAACGATCTTATCAATAATACTAGTTACTGGCCCTATAAGTGTGTCGAGTAGTCCCATGTGTTAGTCCTTTGATTTAGCCCAAGCTGTCATACCCATGAAGCCTACTACAATGCCCGTCTGAGCCACTAGGAAGGTGTTCAGGAAGCCACTAGCAGTGTTCATGCGCTCTATGCCTATAAGAGGCGTTAGGAGGGCTGCTACGGTTAAAATAGAGGACAACATAGCTACCCAAGCCATAAGCCTCTGTTGGTCTTGCATCTTGTCGTTATTTTCAATCTGTAGCATACGCTCAGAACGAACTAGTTCCTCATCAGAGACAATGCCATCACCATCAGTATCAAACGTGTTGTACTTTGAATCAGGTTGTAATTGTTTTTGTGTCATTATGCTTCATCACCTACTCTGAAACAAGAGGGGACTACATTATACCCTTTACCCCTCATTATTTTACCATAGTTAGCTGCATTAGTTTCACATGAGGTTTTACTAAAGAAGAACTCACTTGTATTAGCTCTCATCTCACAACTCGTAGCTAACGTATTAGCACACAACATGATTACTGCTACCCACATGATACATATCCTTATTATGCTTTATTTGTCCATCCAAACCAGATTAAGAATACCATTAGTGCGATAGCTACACTGCCAAAGAACACGCCTAGTACCCAGCTAATAATATTATTGCGTATTTCTTTCTTACGATGCTCATGCTCTTGCCGCTGCTTACGCATCTTACCCTCAAGGGAAACAAACTCTTCCCACTTAGACTGACCATAAGCGTATTGAATATACTGTTTAAGTTCAGCCCTCATAGCTAGGGCCTTCTGTTTAGCGGCAAATACCTCTATGGCATCTGCCTGTGCTGAACCTGTCATGGACTTCCACCACGGTGGGTTCTGTGCCTGTGCAGCCATAAAGTCTAGGTCGGAGATAGCATTAGCCCAAGCACCTAACTGCGATCCCATATCAGATAGTTCTTTACCAACTTCGATACCCTTCTTAAGGTAACTAAAGGCAGTACTGGCCGCAGCCATCAGTGTAATTGGGTCCATTATTTATACAACCTCTTTAGTGGGCAGGGGCTGTCGGGCTGCACCCATATCTTTTCGTCATTACTAAAAGTACAAATCTTTACGAAGGTATTATGACCACCTAACCAAAGATGGCCATAAGTTATCATTATAAGAACATACCACATTACTTACGTAATGCTTCTTCAATCCTATCTAGTTTAGCGAATATAGCTTTAACGGTCTCTCTCATCTCTTTCATCTCACGATCATGGGATACTTTATCGTGCATTACTTCAGATTTAAGTACAGCTATATCAGTGTGGTGGTCTTGTTGTCTCCCCCAGAGGAATATAACGAAAGCAGCTACAGGGGCCACTATCCATTTCATAATAGTATCAATCATTTCCATTTGTCGTAAGCCCCTGTATTATGTTTTATTACTTGTATATTCTAATGTAGCTTTGAGCTTTGTTACCCTTCTTAAGGTACTTTACTTCGTACTTACCACTTAGGCTGTCTGCAAGGTCTGCAATACTATCCTCCCCTAACCAACTGTCTCTGTCGGAGATAAGTTCAGGTTCATCGTTTGAAATAAGTGTACCATCTGCTAGATACCTGTCTATGACAACTTCATTCTTATTACCCTCTACTTTCTTGTAGATTTTATATTGGGTCATTTGCTTGTTCTCATCGAAGTAGAAACCACGGAGAAGTTCACCTTCTTTCTGACCGTCAATATAAAGACGTAGTTTGTTAGTGCCAATGCTCTCTAGATCAACAGCAAAGCGTCTAGATTGAACACCAGCTACTGCACGAGGTACATCACCAATAAGTGCTTTTAGGTAGGTTACTTTAGGGAATACAACACACATGGTTGTTTGACCATCACGGTGACTAATGATTAACTCACTTACGTTACCGTGTATAGTCCAATCCATATCTTTTAGTGCTTGTGAGTACTCTTTGAAATGTTCTGATATAGCCATTATGTTACCGTATAACTTCCGCTAGAGCCAGTTGCTACAACTTCCGATCCATTTGATTTTAGTACTATAAAACCACCCATACCATAAGCCCCAGCAGTGGCATTATATCCAGGAGCGCCACCTCCACCAATGCTGTAACTTATTGAAGAGCCTAGAGAATAATAGAAAACTCCTTGGCTCTCACTACCAGCCCGACCACCTTCACCAGCATTACCTGAGTGATCGTAAGTACCTTCAGCGTCACCACCACCACCTGAGCCACCAGCTACGTTACCAGAACCCGCAGATGCGTTAGAGTTATTTCCTGTACTACCACCACTAGAGCCATAGTTACG